CGTAAGTTGTGCTACTTCTTCTGCACTCTCTCCGTTTACTATGTCTATGATTATCTTCGCTGTACCTTTTGTGATAAAGGCGTCTCCGTCGTGTTTGTAGGTCATTGTTCCGTCTGCGTTCTTGTTACCTACTACCCATAGGTTGCTGGCACAACCTCGTATCTTATTGTCGTCTATTTTCTCGTCATCTGCAAGTGATTTAACTTCTCTAGCAATATCTACTAGATACTGCAATCTATCGTGTCCTTGTAATGTCTTTAACTCTTCACCTCTTGCTTTAATCTTCTCAATCATATCAACCAATTATACATTGCTCTCATACTTAATAGTAAATACATCAACTCCATCAATGCTCTAGGATAGTCTTTATCTCTATACCCAAACCATACCCACATAAAACAAGCAATAACAGATAGTAACCAACCTATCCATTGTGTGGCAACATTTGCTTCAGATAGAATATAAACTGAAGATACTGCGATTGCTAGACCGAGCCATCTATCTTTGTTTTTAATGTGATAAAATCTTTTCTTCATAACCGACCTTTGAGATATAATAACTATCTACGATATCGGTAACAGGATTATTTAAAGTTGTTTGGTCAAGTTCTTCCATAAGATTGATACCTGTTTCTTCGTAAAACTTATCATACATCTTTTCTTTATCTGCGTTACCTTTACCTGTTGCTGCTTTCTTTATTACACTAGGTACTAGTGTGTGAAATCTTATGCCTTTTTTGTGAAGTTTATGTTTAAGAAGACCTGTGTTTTCTGCAAGGTTGAATACTCTACCTTTAGAACCAAAACTATAATCTTCTATGAATACTACTAAATTGGTAACACTACCTATCATTTCAAATACCCAATCTGATATCTGGTCGTGTCTTTGTTGTTCAGAAGTCCACTCTTTGAATAAGTGACCTGTAATCTGACCACCTCTAAACTTACCTTCGTATTTTTTTACCTTTGTGAGATAATGAAATTCCGTCTCATTGATGTCAATTACATTATCGCAAATCGCTATACAAGGTCCTGTTAAAGAATAATCAATTCCAACTATCTTCGTCATCTGAAATTTCCTCTTCTTCAAAGTTATCCATTGACGCTCCACAGAAAGGACAACTGATAGGTTCTAAATCTTCGCTGTCCCAAGTGATAGTGAAGCTCTCCTCACATTGAGAGCATTTGTTCTTTGCTTTATTCATTATTAAAGTTTAAATTTCTTAAACTGGTCTTTTTCAACATCTTGTTTAATACCACCAATAACATAACTTTCAATTTCTGTTTCTTGTGGTGCGTTTTGTAAACCTCGACTATTAAACCAATGTTCAGTCCAAGGTAATGGATTTGCTTTACCTTGTTCATATTTAGGTTTCAGACCAATTGCTTTCATCCTCTTATTCGCTGTCCACTCAACATAATTATGTAATAGTTTTTCTGATAAACCTACCATTGAACCTTTTGAAAATAGATAAGTTGCCCAACGCTTCTCTTCTGCAACTGCGTCATCATATAATTTCTCTATATACTTCTCATTGTTCTTAATAACTTTATTCATAACTTTGTCGTTTTCTGGACCACGATAGTTATTAATTATTCGTTGTGATACTGCAAGGTGTTGACTTTCGTCTCTAGCAATAAATGATATAATCTTTGCACTACCTTCCATTAACTTTAATTCACCAAACGCAAAACTACAAGCAAAGGATACATAAAATCTTAATCCTTCAAGTATGTTTACCGTTACTAAAGTTCTCCACAACTTCTCTTTTAAATCATACTCATCAATCTTTTGACCTAATTGATATTTCATACCTGCTTCAATTAGTTCATCATAATGATTAGTTACTGATTTACTTCTTCTCTCAATCTTCTCGTCTTCTATAATTGTATCAAATACTTCACTAGGGTTTGAGTATAAGTTTTTGATAATGTATGTATAAGACCTACTATGTATTGTCTCAATAAAGTCCCAAGTTACAATACAACCTTCTAATTCAGGTAATGATACATAAGGTAAAAATGCCAAACAAGGTCCTCTACCTTGTACACTATCTAACATAGTTTGATATTTTAAATTAGATGTAAAGATAAACTTCTGTTCTGGTCTTAATACTGACCAATCAGACCTGTCTTTTTGTAATGATACTTCTTCTGGTCTCCAAAAGAAACCTAATTGTTGTTGTGTTAACTTATCAAATATAGGATACTTCATATTGTCGTATCTTTGTACCTGTAAGTCTTCACCAAAAAACATAGGTTGTTTTGTAAAGTCTAAACCTTTATCTTTATTAAATACGCTGTTTGCCATTTCTTATTTGTACTCTTTTTCTTTGTTCTCGTTTCGTTTTACTTCTTCATAGAAATAGTCATCACTATCTCCAAAAGACCATTTGTCTTCTTGCTCAGAAAAATAATATCTACTTGAAACCTTAAAGTCAGGTTTCTTTAGTTCACTTGGTGTTAGTGATTGTTCAAACCATAACATACGATTATTTGGTTGAGCAAAAAACTGCCCATTTTCAAGTTTACCAAAGTTATGTTGTTTGTGTTCAGAAGGTACTTCCGAGACACTTGTATTTATAACATTTGGGTCACTATGGCAGGCGTCTATTGTAAATAGATATTCACCTTTCACAATGCCTTTATCTTTAATCCATATCTGTACATCACAATTTTTTAACAATCGTTTTGACCAGACTTGAATATCATAACTAAAACCATCCCATAGACATAATTGTCCTAGTTTTAATTGTTCTTCTTTTTTAAAATCTTTCTTCCATAATAATGCTGATAGAGGAAACTTATCATAACAAGCACCATATTCAGGTAGATATACTTCAAACATTAATGCTCTACCTTGCATTGATTTAACTGCGACTAAAACACCTTCAACTGGTTCTTCATCAAAACCTTTTTCTAAATCATACAAATATTCTTTTTTTATCCACACCTTTGTATAAGGTAAATTTGCCACAAAGTTCATAATTACTCCTATATGTTACACGCTTCGCAAACCTCGTCATCTAAAACATCTGGTTTTGAAGTAGGTTTAGGTTCATCTGGTTGCAATGCAACTGAACCAACTTGTTCTTCTTCGTATGTCATTGGGTGTAATGCTTCTTGTTCTTTCTTACCATCATAAGTGTTTTGATAATAAGAAGTCTTCCAACCATACTTATATGTATTCAATAAGTCCTGTGCCATTGTTGATACAGGTACTTGATTGTCTTCGTAATTTTCTGGATTGTATGACCAGTTACCTGATATACCTTGGTCAAAATACTTTTGCATTGTTGCAACAACATTAATATATCCTTCATTAGATTTCATATCCCATAGTAGTGTATAGTTATTTTTCAATGTCTGATATTGAGGCACAACTTGTTTCAATGTACCTTTCTTACTTTTCTTTATACTTAAAAAATCTCTAGGTGGTTCAATGCCGTTTGTTGCATTTGAAACCACACTAGAGCTTTCTGAAGGCATTTGGGCGGAGAGAGTGCTATGTCGTAGCCCAACTTTCTTTATATCTTTCCTTAATGTCTCCCAATCAAAGCTGAGTTTTCGATTTACAATCTCATCAACTTCTTTTTTGTAAGTATCAATAGGTAAGACGCCATCAGAATACTTTGTCCTATCAAAATACTCACACTTACCTTTTTCTTCTGCAAGTGTATTAGACGCTCTTAATAGGTAATACTGGAATGCTTCTGTTAATTTATCAACTTCTTTCCACGCCATCTTCTGGTCATATGTGTAACCTTTCTTTGCAAGATAATGAGCAAGTCCGATATAACCAATACCTAAACTTCTTCTTGCCTTTGTAGATATTTCAGCAGCCTTAACTGGATATCTTTGATGGTCAATAATTTCATCTAACGCTCTAACTGATAAATCACATAAGTTTTCTAACTCTTCAATGTTTGTTAATATACCTACATTGATTGCACTTAAAATACATAATGCAATCTCGCCGTTACCATCAATGTGTTCAATCGGGTCAGTAGGTAATGTAATCTCCTGACATAAGTTACTCATATTAACTTTATCTTTGAAACTACTATGTGTATTTGCGTGGTCGATATTCATAATATAGATACGACCTGTTTCTGCTCTTTCTTTTAGTAAGTCAAAGAATAGAGTTTGAGCACTAATTTTCTTTCTATAAATCTTTGTATTCTTTTCGTACTTCTCATAAAGACTATCAAACTCATCTGTACCAAACGCTTCATATAAACCAGGTACTTCGTGTGGACTAAACAAAGTAATATCTTTGTCTTCGATAAATCTTTCGTAAAATAGTTTTGATATTTGAATTGAGTAATCTAATTTTCTAACTCTATTATCTTCACTACCTTTATTGTTTTTTAATACTATGATATCTTCTATCTCTTTGTGCCAGATAGGAAAGTGAACCGTAGCACAACCACCTCTTACACCGTTTTGTGTACAAGACTTAACCGTTGCTTCAAACTTCTTTAAGAAAGGAACAACACCTGTATGTGCAACTTCACCACCTCTAATTTTAGAATTGATACCTCTTATTCTACCCATATTTAATCCGATACCTGCTCTTTGTGCTGTGTAATAACCAACTGCCATATCACTTGAAAAGATACTAGGTAAAGTATC